ACTGCTGAAACTTTTTTTGAAGACATACTAATGGCGTGTGTTTTTTATAGTATGCCAATACTAGCTGAAAATAATAAACCAAGACTATTGTACTATTTCAAACGTAGAGGCTATAGAGGGTTTAGTATCAATAGACCTGACAAGCTTTATAATAAACTTTCTCCTACAGAAAAAGAAATAGGTGGTATACCTAACACTAGTGAAGATATTAAACAAGCTCACGCAGCTGCTATAGAGTATTATATAGAAACTTATGTTGGAGCACTTCAAAATGGATACGGAGATATGTACTTTCAAAGAACTTTAGAAGACTGGTCTAGGTTTAATATTAATGCAAGAACTAAGTATGATGCTTCTATTAGTTCTGGTTTAGCAATTATGGCTTGTAACAAAAATAAATATAGACCAACACCCATTAAGAAACAAAAAGATATTAATTTAGGAATCCGAAGGTATAACAACGAAGGATCTATTTCACAAATAATAAAATAAATGAAGATTAACAACACTTATAGCTCTTTCCCTGATCAGGTTGTACCTGATGAAGTAAAACAAAGCATGGAATATGGCAAGCAGGTTGGTCAAGCTATTGAAGGCGATTGGTTTAGTGGTACTAGATCAGGAATGGAAAATAGATTTAATACAAACTTCAATAACTTTAGAAACCGTAGACTATATGCTAGGGCAGAGCAACCAGTACAAAAATATAAAGATGAAATGGCTATAAATGGCGATTTGTCTTATTTGAATTTAGATTGGAAGCCAGTACCTATAATACCAAAATTTGTTGATATAGTTGTTAATGGTATGGATGATAAGCTATATGATATAAAAGCTTATGCGCAAGATCCAGAGTCAAGAAAAAAAAGATCTAAATATGCTGAAGACATATTAAGAGATATGGAAGCTAAGTCTTTTTTAAATGAAATACAAGGCACACTTAATTTAAACATGTACAATAGTGATAATCCAGAAGAACTTCCAGAAAACAAAGAAGAACTAGATTTACACATGCAACTTAGTTATAAACAAGCTTCTGAGATAGCTTGTGAAGAAGCTATTAATAATACTTTAGATTATAATAAATATCATTTAACAAAAAGAAGAGTTATAGAGGATTTAGTTGTCTTAGGCATAGGAGTTTGTAAAACCGACTGGAACAAAGCAGAAGGAGTTACAGTAGAATATGTAGACCCTACTAGAGTTGTTCATTCATATAGCGAAGATCCTAATTTTGAAGATTTATGGTATGTTGGTGAAATTAAACCAATATCACTTGCTGATTGCAAAAAGCAGTTTCCTAATTTAACAAATTCAGAGTTAGAAAAGTTAGAACAGTATCAAGGTAATAGTAGTTTTTTATATAACTACAACGGTAGAAGAGATGGTAATTCTATATACATACTGTATTTTGAGTACAAAACATACAGCGAACAAGTATTTAAAATTAAAAAAACAGCTACTGGTTTAGATAAATCCTTAGAAAAGCCAGATACTTTTAATCCAGAATCTAATGATAATTTTGATAGAGTTAGTAGGTCAATAGAAGTTTTGTATAGTGGAGCAAAAGTTTTAGGATATGACATGATGCTTAAATGGGAAATGGCAAAAAATATGACTAGACCTAAATCTAATTTAGTTAAAGTAAACATGAATTATAGTTTATGTGCACCTAGATTATATAATGGTAGAGTAGAATCTTTAGTTAGTAGAATGATGGGTTTTGCAGATATGATTCAATTGACTCATTTAAAAATCCAACAAGTAATATCTAAAGTAATACCAGACGGTGTTTACTTAGACGTTGATGGTTTAGCCGAAGTAGATTTAGGTAATGGAACCAACTATAACGCTAAAGAAGCTTTAAATATGTATTTTCAAACTGGTAGTATACTAGGTAGATCTATGACTACAGAGGGAGATCCAAACAATGGTAGAATACCTATACAAGAATTAGTCAAAAGCGATGGTGGTAGTAAGATACAATCTTTAATATCTACTTACCAATATTACTTACAAATGATTAGAGATGTTACTGGACTTAATGAAGCTAGAGACGGGAGTGTTCCTAACTCAGATTCATTAGTTGGTTTACAAAAACTAGCTGCTGCAAATTCAAATACAGCAACTAAGCATATACTTAACAGCTATCTATATTTAACTATAAAAACTTGTGAAAACATAGTTTTAAGAACTTCTGATAGCATAGAGTTTGCTTTAACAGAAGAAGCTTTAAAAAATAGCATATCAACATGGAATGTAGGTCAATTAGAAGATTTAAAGTTAGTTCATCTAGCTGATTTTGGTATATTTTTTGACTTAGTTCCTGACGAAAGAGAAAAAGAAATGTTAGAAGCTAATATACAAGCAGCTTTACAAAGTGGTAGTATAAACCTAGAAGATGCTATAGATATTAGACAAATAAACAATCTTAAGCTAGCTAATCAAATGATAAAGTTAAAGCGTAAAAAAGCAGCAGAAGCTGCTCAAAAAGCTAGTGAAGCTAATATAGCTGCGCAAGGAGCTGCTAACGCAGAAGCAAGTAATGCAGCTGCAACTGCTGAAGTTCAAAAACAGCAAGCTATACTAGACACTAAACTTAAGTTTGAAAAAGGTAAATCAGGTTTTGAAATAGAAAGAATGAGAGTTGATTCTCAAATAAAAAGAGAATTAATGGAGCTTGAGTTTAATTACAACATGCAACTTGGTCAGCAAAGAGTAAATAAAGAAAGTCAAAAAGAAACTGAAATAGAAGAAAGAAAAGATAAGAGAGCTAGAATAGTAGGTACTCAACAGAGTGCAATGATAGATCAAAAGAAAAATGATTTATTACCAATAAATTTTGAAAACAATGACGAAAGCCAAGGTTTAGAAATTTAAACATTTATTAATTTATATTATATTATATTATGTCAGATAAAATAGAAAACGAATCTGCCAGCAAAGAATCTTTGAAGATTAAAAAAAAGCCTGGTAGACCAAGAAAAATGATAAAAGAAGAATCTATAAATAAAGTAGATTTAGTAAAAAAACAAGAAGATGCAATTCAAGAGCAAAGCCCAGTCAAAGTGGATGAAAATAAACAAACCTCAACTTTGGAAAAGGTGGAGGAAAGAGCACCCGAACCAAAATCTGAAAACCCTATTGAAAAAGAAAAAGAAGTAACAATAATAAAAGAAAAAGCAGTTGAAGATTTAAAAGCTGAAACTAAAGAAGCTATTAGAGACGAGAGAGTATCTGGTATTAAACTACCTGAAAACGTGGAAAAGCTAGTTAATTTTATGGAAGAAACTGGTGGTACTGTAGAAGATTATGTTACTTTAAATAAAGACTATACCAAGTATGATGACAAACTACTTGTTAGAGAATTTTATAAAAAAACTAGACCGCATCTTAACGATGATGAAGTTAGCTTCTTAATGGAAGATAATTTTACATATGACGAAGAAGCGGACGAAGAAAGATTTGTACGTAAGCAAAAGCTAGCGTACAAAGAAGAAGTTGCGAAAGCCAAAAACTTTTTAGAGCAAATGAAAAGTAAATATTATGATGAAATCAAGTTGAGGCCATCTGTTACTAATGAGCAGAAAAAAGCTAATGAGTTTTTCCAGCGATACAATAAAGAACAAGAAGCACTAATACAAGCAAGACAGGAGTTTGTTAAAAGTACTGAAGATTTTTTCCACAACAAATTTGAAGGTTTCAATTTTGAGGTAGGAGATCAAAGATTCAAGTACCAAGTATCAAATCCTACTGAAATGACTAATGCTCAAAGTGATGTTACTAAAATTATAAGTAAGTTTACAGATAAAGAAGGTAATATTAACGATATGAGTGGTTATCATAAAGCTTTGTATGCTGCTAGAAATGCAGATAGATTAGTTGAACATTTTTATGAGCAAGGTAAAGCCGACGCTACTAGAGATATTATAGCAAAGTCTAAAAACATTGATAATGATCCAAAGCCAATGGCTACTGAAACAATGAGTAATGGTTGGAAAGTTAAAGCAATAAGTGGTGTTGATAGTTCTAGATTGAAAATTAAGAAAAAATCATAATAAAAAAAATAAAAACATGAGTTTTAACACAGGTGGGAGTTTTCCTGCATCGATAGTTCCTATGCCAAACCAAGTAGTTGTACAAGATAATTATATCGACTTCAACACGGTTGCTGGTGGACAATGGGCACAACAATATCTACCAGAGCTTTATGAGCAAGAGGTAGAAAGATACGGAAACAGGACTTTGTCTGGTTTCTTGAGAATGGTAGGAGCTGAAATGCCTATGACATCTGATCAAGTTATTTGGACTGAACAAAACAGATTACACATTGCTTATAACACAGTACAAGTTGCTGCTGTTGGTGGTGCTGCTGATATTACAGTAACAATAACTCCAGGTGCTGGTAACCCATCTACTTCAGATATTAGAGTTGG